GGTCGATCTTGCACAGTTGCCGCTCGTGTTCGAGCAGGGCGAAGAATCGCTCGCTCAACTCGGCGAGCCGGGCGTCGCACACGTCGAGGTCGAAGGCGTTGAGCCCGTTGACCTGCTCGCTCCGCACGGTCTCTTCGCAGTGGATGTCAGAGAGCAGCACGACCATCGTCGCGGGGTGACGCTTGCCCTTTACGCTTTTGGTTAGGGGCCGCTTACCCTCGATTCCCTTGAGCCCGACGAACGCATCGGCACGCTCACGCTCGCGGTCGATCTGGGCGAGTGCGGACCGGTAGCGGCCCTTCAGTGCCGCCACCTCGGCACGAAGCCGTGCGACCTCGGCGTCGGCAGCGAGTTGCTCGGCTGTCGCGGCGGCAGCGATGACAGCGTCGGTTAGCGACGCCTGTTTGCGGTGAGCCAATGTTCGACTCCTTGTACGCCGCTCACTGGTAGCCCGCGATCCTTGAGCGATTGGATGATCGACCGCGCGAGAGCGCGTTTTTGCAAGCCGAGTTCACCGCTCACCCACCGCTCGCGAAGTGCCTCCAGTTCCGCGAGCACGTCGGCTGGCAGGTCGCAGTGCCAGGCGTTGAAACCGGGCTTGTAGTTCTGCACGCGAGAGACGATCTCGTCGGCGATCGACGCAGGCTTCTGCTTACTCGCCACGCGGCACCTCGCGATATCGGAGGATCTGCCAGAGGACACGACGCTGCACGCGGGCGAGCTCGGTCACCGTCTCCTCAGAGATCGTGGAGCCGAGCACCGCGTGGGCGATCTCGTGGAGGACGGTTTCGAGACGCTGCCCGTTCTTCAGCCGCTCATCGACGAGCATCTTCGGAGGACGTTCGTCATAGCACGTCCAGCCGTCGGCGCGGCCCTTCAGCCGCGTGAAACGCAAGAGCCATCGCTGGCCCGCGATCGTGATGTCGTGATCGTCCGCCACGGCACCCGTCCTCCTGCGTACATGGTGGATAAGGTGTCAATTCGCAGCGGCACGCCGGGCGTTGCGGATCGCACGACGCACGAGCAGGCGACCGGCGACATCGAGGAATGGGAGTCCGCGAGCCTCGGCTTCTGCACGCATCACGGCGACGACCTCGTCAATGCGTTCCGGTCGCTCGCACTCGTCCGGCCCCCACGCGTCCATCTCGGCGGCCTTCGCGCGACACTGGCAGGTCGGCGTCGGCTCGATGCCGAGCCGCTTCAGGAGCTTGGAAAGTTCGGTGCCGGGGCCGGATGGTGGTGGGGGTGGTGGCGTCCTATCTATGACGATCTCGCCAGAGTCGATCCGTGCGTCCCAGATCGCCCGGTAGGCGTCCGACATCTCGGCGGTGCAGTTTGTTCCGCTGCACAGTTCCCAGAGGCGACCAACCATCGGCACGCCAGCACGCATGCACGACGCATTAGGGCTTGAGCATGAGCAAGGTCGAGCCTGCAATGGTCACCCCGTCAGCGTCACAGTCACGGTAGCGTTGCCGTAGTTGTTCGCGGGACACAGGTACGCCGGGGGAGTCACTGATGTCTGGCCGACGTTGAGCGTGATGGTGCCCTGGGCGAGAAACGGCTCGCACGTGACGACCGTGACCGGAACGACGAGCTCTAGCTCTGGTGGGACGTAGTTCAACACGGATGGACACGCAGCCCAGACCCGGTCCCAAAATATCGAGCAAAAAGGCACAGGCTGGTTTGCGTTCAGGCTGTCCTGAAATGTTCTTCGCCGCAAGTCTGCTCGAACAAGCATCCCGGTGTTTTCGCAACTAATCGTCCAATGCGGGTAGTATGCGTCTGGTCTTAGCAGCGATCGGTCCCACTCGTCACCGAGCAGCCTCCGTACGGCCGCGAACCGTTCGCGAGAGAGCCAGTACGGAAGCGGTGACACGAACGAGTAGTTTGTCTCCGGGCAGTTCTGGATCGGACTGAGGCTGCCACCAAAGAGCGCTGCCGAGATGCACCCAGCCACGTCGTTGCGAGGCAGTGCGTATCCGGGGCCACCGAGATACCGATCTGCCGTCCACGACGACGGCAGGCTATGTCGGATTGCTGGGCATCCGGCGGTCGGGTTCTTCAGTAGCGTTTCGAGCGACTGACCGGTTGATGTCGTGACGGTTGCCGAGATCGTGTTCGGGATCGCGCATGGGCCGCACGAGACCAAAGGAGTGCAGCACGGGCAACTCATCTCACCCTCCGAACCGGACAAAGACGGACGTGAATGTCGATTGAGCGATCGTCACCGCCGCAGTCGTGTTCGTCCGCGTGACGGTGATCTGACAGTTGCTCGTGTTGAGCACAGCAGCCACGACGACGTTCGACACCACGGTCTGCGTCGTGATGCCGCCAGAGAACACAGCCGTCGCCGTCTGAAACGGCACGTCGATCAAGTGCCACGCGGTGCCTTCTCTGGCAATCGCGCAGTCTGTTGCGTTCGTGCTGGGAGGGTACGGAAAGAATAGATTGACCACGCTCGCCGTGTTCGGCGTGCTCGTCTGGTGCTTGAACTCGACCGTCTTGATGGAGTTGATCGCCCACGACCCAGAGAACGTGGCGATGCGGAACGCCTTTCGCTGCTGCGACGGCGGCACCGTGTCGAACCTCAGTGGTGCCTCGGAGCGGTCGCCGATCTCGACCTTCCGCACCGCATTGGCGATGCGCACGGCCGACTCCGCGTCGAAGAATGTCGGCCCGCCAGCCACGCTCAGTCCTCCAGCACTTGCAGCATGAGGCGGCCGGTCGCCGCTGCTTTCGCACCGTAGTTGCCCGGCGCAAGCCGGAAGAGTGCGGCGTCGCCGGGACGCAACCGCACCGTCTCATGGAGCGTCGTGCCGTCAAGGCGACCGAACGACACGGTGGCGGTCTGGTTCGTGGATGTGACGAGCGAGCGGGCGAAGCAGAGCCCGAGCGTCGAGGCGGCACTCGTCACGAACTGGCTCGTCGCCGTCGTGAGATCGAGCGTCGCCGCGAGCACGCCGGTCGTGCTCATGTCGGTCGTGACGCCGTTGGCGAAGAACTGCTGCACGAGAGCGCCACGCGAGGCACTGACCTGCACGCTGTACGTGATGTCTGGCACGATGAGTCTCCTATGCGGGCGGATAGCCGAAGTACGTGTTGAAATCGACCTCGCGATGGACGCGACGACCGAGGATCGCCGGAGCGCCCAGCGTCTGGTTGCCGCTGCCGTCGAGACCGACCGGGCCGGGCGAGGCGACCCACTCGGCGTTCTGGAAGTCGAACACCATCGCGCGACGCTTTTGCCCGCCGCTGAGAAAATTGAAACCCACGTCGGGCAATTGCAGCGGCCACCCGGTCTGACGGTAGAGCAGTTCGACCTTCACTGCCCAGTATCGGATAGCTGCGCCGCCGAATTCTTCGTACTTGAGCTCGCCGCTGATGCCCTGGCATTTCCAACAGTGCAGCGGGCTTCCTATCCACGGCGTCGCGTTGATCGTGTTCGTGAGCCCGATTGCAAGCGCCGCCGGGAACGTCGAGAAGTTCTGCGAAATGACGATTTTGCACTGAGCCTCGTCGGAGGTCAGCCCCTCGAAAAAGTCATACGCCGAGTTTGTGAGCGGCCGCTGGTCGTCGTTTCCCGCACCATAGTAGTAGAAGAACGCCGGGGCGGTGACGCCCTGCGTCGTGAACGTCCATAGCGCTGGACGATTGATCGGGTGCAGCATCTGATCGCTGCCGCCGCTTGGGATTGCGTACTTTGCTGTTACGAGCGAGTGATACTGAGAGCCTTCGTAGTTCTCCTCGTACTCGATCTCGATGCACCTGTTGTCGGTGTACTCGGGGTGTGCCACACCGAGCTCCAACGACAGCGCCGCCGATACTTCGTTGGCAGTGGTCGCCTGCCCGGTGCCGTCGTGCGTGACGACAAACTGGCGCGTGAGGTCGCGACCTTCGCCAAAGCGAAACTTGTTTGATCGTGGGAGCTCGTGATAGTGTGCGACAGCCATCAGCCGAGCGCTCCGGGGATGCGTACGGTGGGAAGACCAGTGAGCCCCTCGACGAGCTGCGTGACCTGTTGTCGCAGCCCCTGAAGAGCTTTCGTTTGCAGCCGTGCCTCGATGAGCGCCGGGTCTTGCCGGTTCGCGGCGAGGTTCAGGAACAAGGCAGCACCCTCGGAGGTGCGGAGGTCGTTCCCCTGGATGACGCCCGAGCCGAGCGTGTTGAGTTCACGGATGCGCGCGGCCTGTCGCTGGTTCTCTGCCTCGATCGCCTTCGCCCGCTCCTCAGCAAACTTTTTCTGCTCCTCTTCCGCCTTCTTCTGCTGCTCGTTCAACGCTTGCAGGTACTGCTCTCGCTGCTGAGCGATCTGCTGCTCGAATTGCTGCCTGCCGCTCGCCACGTCACGCTCTTTCGCTGCGACTTGATCGAGCAGCCCGAGCCGCTGAACACCGGCATTCACCGCGACTTGGTCGCCCGCAGCCCTCGCTGTCTGCACCTCTTGTTGCACGCGGATGATCTCGCGCTCAAACTCGGCAACTCGCTGCGCGGCTGCGAGGCGTTGCTGGTCGCCGCCGAACCTCGCGAGATTGACCGCCTGGTCAACGGCGTTGTTGACTCGCTGCCGCTCGTCTGCGACCGCCTTGACGTTCGCGACCTCCTGCTCGAATAGTTGCTGCTGCCGTGCGACCTCGGCTTCGTACGCCTCGCGGTTGAGGATGCCATCCTGCGCCTGCTCCTGCGCGGCGGCGATGCCTTCCTGAAGGCGTGCGGCGGCGTCGAATCCAGCCTGGCCGAACTGCTGCGCCTGCTCCGCGAGCCGGTTGAAGTTCTGGCCCGTCGCTTCGAACGCCTTCTCAAAGCCACCCTCAAACCCTTGGGCTGCTGCCCGCAGTTGTTCGTCGAGTTGACCCTGCAGCGCCCGCAGTTCTTCGAGCCGCCCCTGCGCGGCTCCGCTGTCGCCCGTGCCTGTCTCGGCGATCTCCTGCTGCACGCGGGCGATCTCACGCTCCACGGCAGACAGGTCGTCGATGATCTTCTGTGTGGCGTCGGTGGTCTTTAGCAGTGAGTCGATACGCTTCGAGTCAGCGTCAGCCTGCTCACGAGCGGACGCTGCGGCCTCGCTTCGCAGGGCGAGCTCCTGCTGAATCGCAGCGTTGACGCCCCCTTGTAGCTCGTTGATGCGGGCGATCTCGTCCGCAGTGAGCGTGGCGTCTGCCTGTGCGTCGGCGACGGCCGCCTCGAACTCACGCATCAAGCCCGTCACGCGGCTGGATTCATCGACGATGCCGTCAAAGAACTCGTCGAACGCCTCACGAGTTTTTTCGATGTTCGTCGTGACCTTGAATTCAGGGGAGCGTGCCTGCTCGATCCGGCTCCTCATGCCCTCGATGAACTGCTCGGCTGGGCCTGCTGCGGCTTTCTCTGCGTCTGCGCCTGTCAGCAACCGCTCTGTAGCGTCGGCGACTCCGCTGGCCGCATCGAGAAGCTCCTTTGCGTTCTGATCGATAGACGCCTGACTCGCGGCGACAAGGTCTTTTCCGAACGCTTCGAGGTCCGAGTTGAGATACGATCCGATCGCTTCAAGCGCCTTGCCGAGAGCAAGGGCGAGAGAGTTACCAGCGATCTCGAACGCATTGAAAATGACCCGCAGCCCCTCATAGACGATTGTGAATACTTCGCCGGTCGCTTGAAAGACAGCGCCCGCATCGACCAGGACACTGGACAGCCCGCCGAACTGCGACACGAACGAATCGAACACGCCCGCAAGGAACTCGGCACCGTTGAGCAGCACGTCGGTGATGGCATCCGCAATCGCCGTGCCGCCCCCGCCGTCCGCGCCAGAGAACGACTCCACAAACGAAAGGAACTCGTCAGCGATCGCGGTGACCACCGGCGCTAGATTGCCGGTCACTTGACCGATGATGCCTTCGACCGTCGCGCTCACGAGATCAAAGGCGTCGTTCATCGCGGCGATGTTGGACACTTGATCCTCGCTCACGATGATCCCGAGACGCTCGGCTCTCGCCGTGAGCTCCTCGACGCTCGCAGCACCTTCCTTGAACAGCGGCGTGAGTGCCGCACCTTGCTTGCCAAAGATCTCGACGGCGGCAGCGGCACGGTCGGCCGATGTCGGCAACGCACCGATCGCCGCCGAGATCTGCTCGAACTGCTGCTCGGGACGCAGTCCGCGAATCTCGGCGAGCGAGACGCCGACTGACCGCAGCGTCTTGTCGAACGCACCGCCTGGATCAGCCTTGCCGATCGACACGCCGAGCCGCGTCACCGCCGTGGCGAACTGCTCCGTCTCAACGCCCGAGAGCTTCGCGGCGAGACCGAGCCCCTGGAGTTTTTCAACCGGCACGTCGATCCGGTTACTCAGGTCGGTGAGCGAATCGAGCGACGTGGACACGCTCGACACGATGCCGCTGATCTGGCTGGTCGCACTACGCACAGCGCCGGACAACACCTGAAACCCATCGACGATTGCACGCCCGATCTGGAGCCGGGAGATGACCGTGAGTTGACGCGAGATGCCTTCGAGTTGCGTGCTTGTGCCCTTGGCAGACTGCGACGTGCGGTCGAGGTCCGCTCTGGCTGCCTGCATCGCGCGGTTGAATGTGTCCTGTGAGATTCTTCCCGCAGACACTTGCTCCCGCAGTTCAGCGACCGCACGCTCGTACCTTTGGAGTGGCGTGATGTTCTGCTCAGTTATCTGAGCAGCGCGACGCAGCGCCGTCGCCTCCTCGGTTGCGGCGTTGCGAACGTCCTCGAACGACTTGGCGAATTGCTCGGCCGAAATCGTTCCGGCTCGCCTTGCAGCCGTGAGGTCTTGCAGTGCCTTCGCCGTAGAGTCCTGCGCCTTGGCGGCGGCCTCGCTTGTGGAGGCGAACTCTTCGAAAATCTTCGTGACCTTATCGGCTTCCTTGCCGAGAGTCTGAAGCGCACGCTCGACCGGACCGAGCTTCAGTTGCGTCGAGTCCGCACTGATCTTGAGGGCAAGCCCGAGGATGTTTGCCATGGTTCAGTCCACAATCCCCATCTCACGCCGTAGCCGAAGGATCGCATCGCGGTCCTGCGACTCATGCTGCGGTGGTCTTGCCTTCGGGATGAAATCTTCTGCGGTCGGCGGTCTGCCCTTCTTCGGGTCGGTGTACGGTGCCATCGCGATCGATGCGAGTAGTCCTGTCTGAAGCCACGGGTCGGACAGCGGGACGAAGTACCTCGTGTACGCCATCCACTCCGACAACTCCCGCGAATCCATCCGCTCGCACAACTCGCGAACGGTCATTCGCAGATGCCCCGCCAGCGCGAAGAGGAACCGACGCGATGGCGAGGCGTTCAGTTTTTTGCGAGTTGCTCGACATCGGCCTCCGTCATGTTGTTGTGCTTGAGCGCCAAGTCGAAGAGGCGACCGACGACCGCGCCGCTGCGGCTCGCCAGCGCGACGACCTGGGCACGGGTGAAGAGCAGTTCGCCCTTCTCGTTGCAGAGGCAGCGGGCGAGGTACTCGGAGCGGAAGTTTTCGATGCCGCTGTCCTTCTTCCCAATCCACAACCGCTCATAGGAGTCACGCTCTCCGACGCTCATCACGCGAACGAACACGTCACCGCCCCACTCGGGCACGGTGATCGGTCCCATGAGCCCGGCGTCGTTCGATGCCAGAATCTGCTCTGCCGTCAGTGTCGCCATGTGTCACTCACCTCACGATGGATACGTAGCGGTCACGCCGACCGTATCCATCACTTTGAAACGGTGGTCAAATTGCCAGACGCCGTTGAGCTCGCCACGGACCTCGGCACCGAGGTAGACGCAATCAGCGTCGAACACCGTGAACGTGCTCGATGTGGCGGTGCCTTGGTCGTCCTGCGCCGTCACGGTCAGACGAGCCCGCACGCCGTACTGGCTCTCGGGGACCGCCGTGCGAGTAAACGCAGGCAGAGTGACCTCGCCCAAGTCGAGGGTCCACCGTGCCGTGCGGGCGGCAGGCATGTCGCGGACGAGATCGAGCGTGACGCTACTGACCTGCTGAACGGCGGTGCCGCCCCACGTGACAGCAACTCCCGAGACTCGCGTAGCCATGACGGACCTCCGTCACGGTCAGCGAGCCACGGTGATCGTCGCCTGACCACGGATCGCGTCGTTCGTCGCGAGCGTCAGCGTCGAGCTCGACACGGTGGCGGCCTTGCCGTTGATGAGCGTGGTGCCGCCGGTCGTGATCGTGATCGTGCCCGTCGCCGCGTCGAGGATGATCGTCTTGCCGAGGTAGTCGAACGTGACCGAGCGTCCAGTGCCGCCGTCGTCGGCCGGGATCACGAGCGGACGGCTGAGCGTCGCGAGCGTCTCGCCGGTCGTCTGGCCGAGATGCCCCACGTCCACGGTCGCCTCAGCGGCAGCGCCGGGGTTCGTGTTCGAGATCACGATGTTCGTGACCGTGTAGACGGTGCCGAACAGGTTGAGGACCGTTCCAACACCATCATGAGGCGTCGAAGGATCGGGCATCGTCAGGTCTCCTGCCAGAGGATCGTGTACGTCTGCGTGACCGAAAACACCGGAGGCAGGTCGCCACCTGCCAGCTGTACGAACCCGTCCTGCTCGTTCTGCAAGGCGACGTGTCGCACTGATACTGAGGATGACACGGCGGTCCCCCACCCATCCAGTTTCGACCGGCAGGCGTCAGCCAGTTCTCGGACCTCTTGGTAGGTCTCGGCGTAGAGCTCCAGGGCGAGCGTCACGACCGGGAGCCCGCCACGGGTGTTGCCGAGCGTCGTCTCCCGTGTGACCGCCTGACGCCGCCACGTCGCCAGCGGGAGGGTCTCCGTGGCGGGAGCGACCACCGGGTGAATCCGGTCACCGAGGATCGCGGCCACGTCCGGGTCGGAGACGAGCGCGTCCGCGACGGCTTTTTCTGGTGACTTGAATGCCATGTTCGGGATCGGCCTTCGCCTATCCCGAACCTATGGAGTCACACCCCCACCCTTGCAGTTACCAAACGATGAAACATCGGCGCTATCAGAGCGTTCCAGTAGCCGATCTCGTCAGCGTGCTCAGGGCACGCTCTAGCGAGATCCGCAACTCACGCTGGAGGATCTCGGCGACCGTGGTCGAGGTCTGATCCCACGTCGTCTTCAGCGGCGGCTGGCCGAGGATGCCGCCAGCCCGCAGACCCTTGATCGTGATCGGCTGCGACGACCGCTTGAAGAACGCTTGTGGATACCCAGGCTGCGTCTCGACCCGCTGCCCTTCCTCGCCTCGCGGCGGTCGCGGTGTCGGCTTGAGCTTGAACGGCCCCAACTTGTTGAACGACGAGGCGTAGTAGGCGTTCTGGCCGCTCACTTGGTGAGCTCGCACAGTCGTGACGCTGCCGCTGCGGTTGCGTCGCGTGTGCGACTTGCGGGCGTATGGCGTGTTCGAGAGCTTGTCGATGACAGTGTCTTTCGTGCCTTGCTCAAGCCAGAACTGGTGGAACGCACGGTCCGATCCTTTGCGAACTCGACCGCCCTGAGCCGACTCGCTCGCACCCTTCCCCGCACGCTTGTAGCCGAGCAGCCCGACAGCGTTGCCGTCCTTTGAGTACCGCACGATTTTCACCGATGCCGCACGCTTGAGGTTGCCGGTCGGTCCCTCGGGCGTGTTTTGCTCCAGACGCTCCAGCGCTGGGGCGAGCGCCTTTTTCAGCGCTTCTTCGATGATGCGAGCCTTTTCGGGCGGCTCTAGGATGCGACCGATCGCCGTCTGCAACTCTCGCAGTTCGGCGATCTCTGCCGTGATCGTGATTCCTGCGGTCGCCATCAGTCGATCGCCTCCACGCACAGGAGCTCGTGCTCGGTGCGGTTGTTGTGTTCGAGGAGCGACGTGATTTCGAGGATGCGGCCACGCCACGAAAGACGCATCAGTTGCGTCAGCCCCGTCACGTATCGCATCCGCACACGGTGCGTCACCTCGGTCTGCTGCTGCCCGGATTGGAGAACCTCGCGACCGGACAGCCCCTCAACGCTCGCCCACACCTCGGCGAACGTGCCCCACGTTTGCACTGTCTCACCGATGCGATTCCGCGTGGCGGTCGCCTGCTGGATCGTGACTCGCTCACGGAGGCGGCCGGGATCAATCGCCATACATCACCAACGTGTAGGACGACGTGCCAGCGGTTGCGTCCACGCTCACCTGGAGCGAGGTCTCGGTCGCACCGACCTCCGAGACGGCAGCCTGCTCGGCACGCGACATCACGAGCGGCTTGCCCGTGGCACCTCCGACGCACTTCACGAGCGTCGCGCCGGTCGCCGAGAACACGATCCGAGAGACCGACGAGAACGATACGGCAGAGCCCGACGCCGCCGTGTACCCAGGCGAGGCGAGCGTGATCGTCACGGCTGACGTACCGCACGTGCCAGAGACGACGGCGACCTTGCCAGACGTGTACTCGTTCGAGGTCTGGAGCGCCACGGCCTTCGTCGAGGACACGCCCGTGGACGACGCCGTGTCGGTGAACTGCGAATCGACGATGATGCGTCCGTTCACGTGTAGCTCCCCCACTTCACGCTGTCGAGCAACGCCTTCACACCGAACGGCATCTCGGAGAGCGACACGGCATCCGCCGCCATGCGGCGCTCATACCACTGCCCGACGAGCATGAGGATTGCCGCCTTGACCCTCGGCGAGACCTTACTGCCGTCGTCGCCACGCCCGCCCCACCACGTGACCGTGACGCTGCCGTAGTCGAGCAGGTGGCTCGGCCACGATCCGGCGTAGAGCGTTCGCAGCGTGCCAGGCTTCGCGTCCCGATCGACGCGGTACTCGGTCGTCGAGAGCGTCGCCGTGTTGCCCGCCTCGCTCGCGGTGTAGACGATCGACACCGCCGTGCGTCCGGCGGTCTGGCTCATCGGCGGGCGGGGCAACTCGATCACCGCCGGAAACGCATCGAGCCGCATTACGTACTGCGTGTCCACGAGCGTCTCGTCCATGTACGTCTCGCAATACTCGCGAGCCGCCGAGATGAGCGCAGCGATGTAGGCGTCGTCGGTGTTGTGATCGACGCGGATGTGAGCCTTGGCGTCGGCGACGCTCACCGGTTCGACGACCGGCTGCGTCTGCACCTTTAGGCTGCGATATCGCTTGCCGTCATTCATGCCGTCGCCCCCTGCGTCGTGGCGTCACGTCTGCCCGCTCCGCGACCGGTTCCACCGCTGCCGTCTCGATCAGCGATTGCTGCGTCTCCCGTTTCGCGTAGCCCCACGCGAAGAGCCTCGCTGCGAAGGACTCGTCCACCTCGACGAGCTCGCCCGCCTTGTAGGCACCGTATGCACGATTCATCCGTACTCTGATTGTCGTCATTCACCCACCCTCCATGCAGTTTCGGGTGGCTTCTTCGTCCGCTGCCACGCGGTCGTGTGCTGGAACACCGGGCCCGAGAAATCTTTACTCGGCCACGAGATCACGTACTCGCCGTGACCGATGCACACGCGCGGCGTGATGAAGAGGCGGTTGCCGCTCGCCTTGAACTGACGCCAAAACCACAAGTCGTCGTCAATCCGCCCGTCGCCCCAGCCGCCTTCGGCGTCGGGCTTGCTATGAAACCACGGCTTCAGCGTTCGCCTGAGCGCCCTCGTCGAGATGATCGTACAACCGAAATGAGCCGTATCGACCTGCTGCACCGGCTCGGCAAACCACGACAGCGGCAGTTCGGTTTTGCCGTCGGCGGGCGGGTCGTCCATCGTGTCGAGGAGCGTGAGCATCGGACGCCCGTCCTCGCGTTTCGCCTGGATCGGGGCGAGGGCATCGCACTGGCAGGTCATGGCGAGGGCGAAGAGCCGCTCGACATCGGAGCGGGTCACGAACGTGTCGTAGTCGAGCGTGATGATGTACTCGGTCTTGTCCGAGAACTCCTCAAGCATTTTGGTCAACACCATCGACCAGAACGCACCCTGGCCCAGCGTCGGGCGGATGTGCAGCGGCATGAGGCTCTCGATGAACGCGAACACGTTCGTGAGCGGCCCGAACCTCGGAGCCGACAGCACCGCCTCGGCACGCACTTCGACAGACGTATCGCCGACTTGAACGATCACGCGTCACCCTCCAAAGCGAAACGGCGGGAGGCTCGTCGCCACCCGCCGCTCACTGTGTCGGTCGTGTCAAGCCGGATCAGCCGCTGACCGTGGCGTTGACGCCCTTCGCGGAAGCCGAGACGGGACCGTCGTTGCCCTTGCCGAGCCGGGCGACCGTGTAGACGGTGCCGGTCGTGTACGGCGTGGCGGTGACCTTGAGGTAGCGCTTCTTGCCCCGGCAGTCCACGTCCATCCGCACGACCACGTCACCAG